AATCGGTGACGATTATCGTAAAAAGGTTACTGCCGTCCTCTTAGAGAACCAAGAACAAGCTCTTCGTCAACAACACTTGACCGAGACCATGTCCTCTGGCGCAAACTTGGGCGGTCCAGCATCATCATCCGGCTACAACACAGGCGAAGTTTCTGGTTATGACCCAGTTCTCATCAGCCTCGTTCGTCGCTCGATGCCAAACCTCATGGCCTACGACATCTGCGGCGTTCAACCAATGACGGCTCCAACAGGCTTAATCTTTGCCATGCGTTCGAACTACCAAGGTGATTTGTATGCAAATACCAACTATACAGAAGCTATGTTCCAAGATCCACAACCAGCTTACTCTGGTCTTGGATACACCTTGTCTGGTACAAGCTTTGCCGGAACTGCCTTTGGATCAGGTTTGTCTGCAGGTTACTTTACTAATACAGGCTTCTCAGCAGGTCAAGCATATCTTTACGGTGCTGCTGGAAACACATTCCAAAACATCCGTGGTATTTTAACCGCAAACGGTGAAGGAATTGGAAATGGTGCAGCCGGTACACCAAACTATGGAGCATTTAACCAAATGGCCTTCTCCATTGACCGTGTTGCCGTACAAGCCCGCACACGCGCTCTGTCCAGCAACTACACCGTCGAATTGGCACAAGATCTCAAGGCCGTTCACGGATTGGATGCCGAAGCAGAACTCGCAAACCTCCTCAGCACAGAAATTCTTGCTGAAATCAACCGCGAAATCGTTCGCACCATCTACTACGTTGCCAAGACTGGTTCACAACAACCAGACATCGCATCAAAGGGCTCATATAGCCTCACAGCTGATGCTGATGGTCGTTGGTCTGCTGAAAGATTCCGTGGCCTTTCGTTCCAGATCGAACGTGAGTGCAACGCAATCGCCAAGGAAACCCGCCGTGGTAAGGGTAACTTCATCATCTGCGATAGCGATACCGCAGCTGCCCTCGCCATGTCTGGATTCATGAGCCTCAGCCCAGCAATTGCTCCACAGATCAATGCTGATGATACTCAAAGCACCTTTGCAGGTATCCTAAGTGGTAAGATCAAGGTTTATATCGATCCTTATGCTCCTCTCGGCGTAAACTTCTTCGTCGCAGGATATAAGGGCGAATCAGCCTATGATGCAGGTATCTTCTACTGCCCATACGTTCCGCTACAAATGGTACGCGCAGTCGATCCAAATACCTTCCAACCAAAGATCGCCTTCAAAACCCGTTACGGTGTAGTTGCTAACCCATTCGTTATCAACCCAACCACCAAGACACCAGATGGTGATACTTTGACTACTGGATTGAACCAATACTACCGCTTGACAACTTTGGGTCAACTCCACGGTAACGGTAGCTGATAAGTAGGTAATAAAAATTCAAAAACCCTCCCAATTTCTTGGGAGGGTTTTTGTTTATCCATAAATATTTTTATGACCACAACATGCAATGGTAATATCAATCCTCTTTATAATAGCTATTTTAGTTTAAAGTTTAATAGAGGTACTTATCAATTTGAATTACTTTGTCAAAGAGCAAATTTACCCGGTATAAAGGTTCCGGATTTGGTCCAACCAACAACTCTAGGTACTGTTGTTCCTGTCCCCAGTCTAAGTGCAGTTTTTGATCCACTTACAGTGGAGTTTATAGTCGATGAAGATATGCGAAACTGGAATTCAATATATGCATGGATAAGAAATATTACTAATATTGAAAACGATAGTCAATATAATTTGGATTACGACGATTGGCACATTCAAGCAACTTTAAATATCTTTACAAAACCATATTCAATAGATGCATGTGAAGGGCCAATAAAAATAAAATTCAATCACGTGGTTCCGGTATCTTTAAGTGGTTTAAATTTTCAATCAGACAACACCGACACCGTGATTCAAAAAGCATCGGCAACTTTTAAATACTCTTATTATACAATTTCACCAAACCCAGAGAATATAATTCCTTAAAGATAGTCTGCGGGATTGTCAGACCAGCTTTCCGGGTCAGTTGGAGGCAGGTCTGGATTGTAGGGCATCTTGGATGCCTCTGGTTTGGTTTTCTTCTTTTTCTTGGGCTTGGGGGTGGGCTCTTCTTCGGGCGGTGTAATGGCATTTAAACCGCTTTCACCGTCATCCTCAAATTCTTCGTCTTCATCAACTAAAATTTCCACACCTTCAAAATTTTCAATTAAGTCGTTTACAAAATTTACAAAATCTTCATTGTTAAATAAGTCATTTAAAAGCTGTAAACCATTTTCTGGAATTTCTTCAACATCACCATTTCCAACAATTGCTTTTGGATCTGTTTGCATGGTAAGAAAAAATACTTCATACATTTTTTCCAACTCAATGGTTGGTTGGCCCGAGTATATGATAACGGATCTGTTAAGATTGATTTCAAAACTTTTTATATTTGAAATATAATTCGTAAGCTTTACGTATTCTACGACACTATTATTTTCTTTTGCATAATAGTTTTGCAGCAAAGCCGGAAGCTTTACTGTTATTTTATCTAGAGATGTCTCATTTACTAGACCGATGATTTCTTCACCGGTGTTTAACTTTAATACTCTCAAAATACCTGAGAGCGGATGTTCAGGAAGTGAATCGGACATTTTATGTCCTCCCTTCCTTACTATTTATCTTTTGGAAGCTCCATCGACACTATCTTGTAGTCAAACTTTTCTTTTTTGTATATCTTTATGCGTTCTTCAAAATGCTTGAATACATGATTCTTGTACGACTTAGTACAGAGATCATCGACAATGTCGAAAACCTTGAGTGTTTTCTTGCGGGCAGATACACGCAAGCCTCTACCTATGCTTTGCAGCAAACGAATTACTGACTTAGTAGGTGACGCAAAAATGATATTGTCAAGATTAACAATGTTGATGCCAGCACTAGTAGTACCATAGCTGGCCACAAGGATCGCGTTTTTTTCCGTGTCGATGACACGGCGGATGTATTCTCTTGCGTCTGCATCCGTTTTTCCATAGATAAGATATACTTTTCTATCGCCAGCCGCTGCCTTAAGGAGAGCGTGCAGGGGCTTCCCTTGTCCTTCGACGTAGTTGAAGAGGACGAGGGTGTTTCCTTTGGTGCTGAGTGCGAGGTCTCGGATGAACTCATTGCGCCTATCATTACTTATGAGCCACTTGATTTCATCTGCGTAGCGTTGCTTCTTTAGCAACTCTTTTTCTGCTTCGGTGTACTTCAACAGTATGGCGTCGATTCCAAGCGTGGCAAGCAATCCCTTGTTCATCAGATTCTTGGTCTGTATGAACTGTATGGCTGGACCCAAAATGCCTTCAATGCTGAGACGATGTGCTTGTGCTTGATCCAAGGTTCCTGTTGTACCGATTCGGAACCAAGCCTTTGACATTTTTTGTCCGATCATGTTTATGGATTCGGCCTTTGCTTGGTGACATTCATCAAAGATCACAGCATCAAATTGGTCAAACCATTCTCTAGGCAATTTGTATACGGATTGCCATGTAGAAACAATTATTTGCTTATTTGTTTCCTTCTCCGCTCCAGCGCTGATTTTGTGTACTGACTTTCTGCAATTCCATTTGGGATCATTCTTTGAATAATCAAAAAAATCAGACTCCATCTGGTTCACAAGTCCCACTGTGGGCACCAGAATCAATATTTTTCTGTCTGGCTTTATTACGGATAGTAGCCAACGGAGCAAGACGTATATTATCAAACTTTTTCCAGATCCTGTCGGGGATATAATCACGCAACGGTGATTGTTTATAGCGTGGATGATTGCTTGTGACTGATGTGGGTGCATTTGTATAGAAGACTTTTTCACCGTCACATTTAGTCCAGTATAAAGCGTAGCAAGTTCCTCCGGTGTTATGCATAGGTCTTTTTTGCTTTCTTTGAAAGAAATGGAATACTTGCGCTCATCCGCAAACTTTTTTAAGTAAGTCTTTAGACCCCGAGGAAGCGTGGATGTGAGGATATCATACAGACGAATTTTACCATCCCATATTCTGCGTTTGAACATGGGCATATATTGGGCACCAGGAACCATGAAGGAAAAATAATCCCTCAGTTCCTTTTTTATCGCATTGTCTGTCTTGATGTAGTAACGAACTTCATCATTAGATTCAACTTCAATATCCACATAATATTTAGACCACGCCGTTCATCATTTTATGCCACTCTATAGCTGACTTGATGGCAAAATTTCTATTGTTAAGTGAACGCAAAAATTCCTCAACCATCTTTAATTTTACTTCGCTGACGGCTATCTTGGATTTTAATTCAATAACTTTTGGATCAGCTTCAACAAACTGTTCCACATCACTCTTGAGTAGAGTTAGATCGGATGGATCTTCTCCCCATAATTCCAACTCCTCTTGGGAGGCTTTGCCTGTATAAATTTTCCACTTGCGCAATTTTAAAATTGCCAAGTCATGTTGTTGTTTGGTCAAAAGTAATTTGACATCTGATAAAATTGTAAGATACTTTGAGTGTATTTGAGGTATCTTAAGAGACTCTATTCCTAACTCTGTAGAGTCTATTTGAGAGTCTTTAGTAATAAGTTCTTTAAGGTTCTCTAGAT